TTGTACGTTGAAAGGTTGTAGGGTCGTAAGGCTCGCGCCGCTTGTTTGGGAGGCTAGCTATGGGCAATAACGCACTGATATCGCACCGCCGCGCCAACGACGACCGGAGCGCCGCATGACCCCCGAGGACATCGTCGAACACGGTCACGACGTCTTCGTCCAACTCCCGCGCGACCTCGAAGCCGCCCTCCAGGTCATGGGCCATGTCATGAGCACCCTCATGGTCGGCATCCACCCCGAGCACCGCATCGACGAGGCCGAACGCTGGTGCGCCCACTTCCTCACCCTGGTCTGCGACGACCTCGAACGCGAACTCGACGCCAAACAGTCCCGGAGCGCCGCATGACCACGGAAATCTGGGCACTCTGGCACCAGCCGGAAAACGGCGGCGCATTCGTGCTCATGGAGGACACCTGGCTCGGCGATCGCTGGCAACGCATCGGACTCGCTCGCTTCCTCAACGGCCGATGGCATTACGTCCGACCATCCCCGACGTCGCTCGCACCCCAGAGCGCCGCATGACCCGCCCTACCACGTCCGCTCTAGCGCCGCGTCGGCGATCGCCCGCGCCTCGTCCAGCGCCTCAGCCTCCGCAATCCGCGTCAGCGCCTCCCGCATCTCCGCCAATCGCCGCAGGTTCGCGGCACGTGCCCGTTGCTGCCGCTCCGAGGGGGTCTGGACGCGTTCCGGGTTCAGCCGGGGGGTTGGCATCACGCCAACTCCAGGCGGCGCTCCAGCCGCGCCACACGCTCCGCAAGCGTGTCCATCCGCTCCTCCACGTTGGTCACGCTCTCCGCGTCCAGCACCGAGTCACGCCGAACCGCCGCAATGTGCCGCTCAATCGCCACCAGCCGCTTGCTCGTCTCCACCTGCCACGTGTCGTGCTCGCCCAGCTTGTCCAGCACCCGCTGGACCATCACCTGCAGCAATCCCAGATCCGGCTCCGCCATCGTCCTCGCTCCTCGTTCGGGGGAAGGCGGCGCTCAGGCCGCCGCGCAGTAGAACCGGCCCTTGCCGTGGTTCTTGCCCCCGCAGGAACATTCGCACTGCATCGTGCGGCCCGTCGCGTTCATGCACCGCGCATCGCACTCGTGGTTGCTGGGCATGCTCTTGCGCGTCACGCTCCGGGTCGCCCGAACCCAACCCATGCCCTCAATCCAGATCCGGCCCATCTTGTTGGCGCCCTGGTCGTAGTCGCACCGCTTGCTGCTGACCGTCTCGCCGTTCGGAAGGTCTGCGAAGTGAATGATGTTGGCCATAACCGTGTGCTCCGTTTCGATGACCAGAACATACGATCCGTGAGTCACGGATGCAAGCGCTATGTTGGGTGATGGGATGCGTATGTCACGCATGGGAGGTATGCACGCTCGCTGATGCTTGACGACGCTCACATCTCGGATTTACCTACCCACCAAAGGCCGATCGCGCGCGCCTACGCTCCTGCGCCATCGCCTAGCGGTAGCCGTCCAGCATGGTGCGTCGTCGCAACATTCTCCCAGGCCGAGCGCCGCGCACACGCATCCCTCCACCGCTTCGGCTTCGAGCCATACCTTCCGCTCGTCACCGTCCGACTACCCAATCGCCACTACCACACCCGCCCGTTGTTCCCAGGCTATCTGTTCGTCAGGTTGGATCTCGCCCGCCCATGGCACCCAGTCACCTACGCGCCAGGCGTGTTCCAACTGCTCAAGACCGATGGCACTCCGGCCGTCTGCCCTGACACCGCCGTAGAGGCCGTCAGGAGCGCCGTAGACGGCGCCGAGGCGCTTGCCGCATCTCCGATACCCTGGGAGCCTGGAACGCCGTGTAGCCTCGCCACAGGCCCGCTCAGAGGGCAGAAAGGGGTGGTACTTCGGGTGCAGAAGGATCGAGCCTTAGTTGCTCTGATGGTGTTCGGTGTGCTGCGCCAGGTCGAGGCGCCACTCGCTTCTCTCGCGTCGGAGCTAGAGGGCTGAAATCTTGCGGATCAAAGGAAATAAGCCGGCTATCTCGGTCAACGTGAAGGATTCTCACTCCAGCCTGGGCTTGCTGGTGACTCGGTTTGGCGAAGAGTGGGTAACCTTTCCCAGGCGTCCTTTGGAGAGTCTTCACGTCGATCAGGAGTGGCGCTTCTCCTACCCTCCAGGCCACAAAGTCCGCGAGCCCAGACTGGCTGATATTTCGGAACAGATCGTAGCCCTGCCTGATAAGCCACTCACAGGCCATGATTTCTGCCAACGCGCCGTGATGCTTAGGGTCCACGCCTGGGATCGCGCTCCTTTTCTTGGCTATCCCAGGAGGTTGTCCCGCTATGCCAAGCGGAATGCCGTTGCTCGCGCGGAGTTGGCCTTTCTGGCTGCATACAGTGGAGCAGAACTTGCCTCCACCAGACGCAACCTTCCAGGTCGGGACATAGATCACCTTCCCGCATTGCCAGCATTCCCGGACAACGCGCGGCGCTTTCGATTGAGGCATCCTCGTTCTTATCACAGATCGAGTCGGCTTCGCCACCCTGCCGTCGTCCTCGATGTCTCACGCGATACCGCCCGCGTCTCGGTGATGCTCTTCGGCGCGCTGAGACAAGTGACGGCGCCAGTAGCTTGGCTCATCCAGCGAGACTGAAAAACAATCTATGAGATTTCATGTCTGGATTGGGCGGTAGGCGCGAAGGTGCCGGGCGCAAGCCGGGCGTCCCCAACAAGGCCAGCGGGGTCATCAAAGAGGCTGCGCAGGTCTGGGGCATGGCGGGCCTTCAGCGTCTGGCGCAGCTCGCTGGCCTCGATCCCGACTGCCCCAGCACCGAGCCGGGCGCAACTCAGGTCGCCGCCATCCGCGAACTGCTCGATCGCGGCTATGGTAAAGCAACGACCATCCTCGCAGGCGATCCAGATAACCCTGTTGCCTACGTCATCCGTGGTCCCGCACCTGTTAGTTCGACAGAGGAATGGCTGAGACTACGGCCGCAACAGGCGATCGATGCTGACACTGACGCATGATGATCGCGTTACCGCATGGGCTCCGCAGCCAGGCCCGCAGTCGATGTTCGTCAATTGCCCCGTGTTCGAAGTGTTCTTCGGTGGTGCGCGCGGTGGCGGCAAGTCGTGGGGCGTCATCGGCGATTGGGCATTACACTCGCACGAATACGGCACCGCAGCCGTCGGGCTGATGATCCGGCGCACACGTATCGAACTGCTCGATCTATTTGAACAGGCTCGCAGCGTATATACAAAGATAGGCGCAACGGCCACATACTCGCCACTGCGCATCGTGATGCCAAACGGCGCACGACTTACCTTCGCATACCTCGAACGCGATCCCGACGCAGAGCAGTACCAAGGCCATAACTACACACGTGTATACGTCGAGGAGATCGGCAATTTCCCGTCACCGGCGCCAGTGCTCAAGTTGATGGCAACGTTGCGTAGTGGTGCCGGCGTGCCGGTCGGCATGCGCATGACCGGCAACCCCGGTGGCGCTGGTCACCAGTGGGTGCGCGCTCGCTACATCGATCCTGCGCCCATGGGCTGGCAGGTGATCACCGATCCAACCACCGGCTTGGAACGCATCTACATTCCGTCACGCGTTACTGATAACCGCTATCTCGGGCCCGACTATGTGCAGCGGCTGAAGGCGTCTGGCAGTCCCGAGTTGGTGCGTGCATGGTTGGAAGGTGACTGGTCGGTCGTCTCAGGCGCGTTCTTTCCCGAGTTCTCGATGGACCACCATGTCATGGCTCCTCGCGCACTACCTGACCACTGGGCGCGGTTCCGCTCGTTCGATTGGGGTAGCGCGCGGCCGTTTGCGTGCCATTGGTGGGCGGTATCGGACGGCAGCATGCACGATATCGCGCGCGGCGCGCTAGTTATGTATCGCGAATGGTATGGCATGCGGCCCGGCGAACCCAACGTCGGCCTGAAGCTCACGGCAGAGGCTGTCGCAGCTGGCATCCGCGAGCGCGAGGAGGACGATGGCCACATGGTGGGCGTGGCTGATCCCGCGATGTTCGCCGAGGATGGAGGGCCGAGCATCGCGCACCGCATGATGCAACAAGGCGTGATCTTTCGCCCGGCGGATAACAAGCGGGTGCCGCAGCGCGGTGCGATGGGCGGCTGGGATCAGCTGCGCTCGCGGTTGGTGGGCGATGCGGATGAGCGGCCGATGCTGCTGCTGTTCAGCACGTGTCGCGACATCATCCGCACCCTGCCCGCGCTGCAGCATGATGACGCGCGGCCGGAGGACGTGGACACCGACATGGAGGACCACGCGGCGGACAGCGTGCGGTATGCGTGTCTCAGCAGGCCGTTCGTGCAGGATGCGCCGCCAGTGCGGATCGTGGACAGCTGGGACCGAGCTTTCGCGGCTGCAGCGCATACAGAGGAAGCCGAGACCTGGAGGGTGGCGTAGTGGCCAAGAGCACAGCCGGCATCGGCCCAAGGGGCAAGCAGAAGATGGCGCAGGTGTTCCACGAATACGGCAAGCGCGATCTGCACAGCGGTTCGAAAACCGGACCCGTGGTGCGCAATCCTAAACAGGCCGTGGCCATCGCGATCAATCAGGGCCGCAAAGCAAGCAGGGCGCGCGGCTCGTGAGTCCGCTCACCCTCGTCGTGGTCGTGTTGCTGGTTGTCGTGTTGCTTGGCGGCTGGGGGTGGCGTGGCGGCTACTACGGCGCATACCCATACGCCGGTTATGGCTTCGGTGGCGTTGGCCTCGTGCTGCTGATCCTGCTCGTGCTGTTGCTGCTGGGGAGGATCTGATGAGCGGCACGGAGTCTTCCGACAAGGCGCAGTTGGCTGTGCGAGCAGTCCTCCGGTCGCCCGAGGTTACGCCAACGGAGGCCGGCTCAATCCTAATGGCGGAATTGGTGAACTACGCCATGAGAGTGCCTCCCCACCATCGCATGGCCTACGCCCATCGGCTGGCGGATTTCCTGCTCGAATGTGTGAGGGAGACGCTAACGTGACCGACGAACCACCGATGAGCGGCGCCGAGTTCCAGCGCAACGTACGCGACAACGTAGACAGTTGGGCCGACCAGATGCACGCCAGCGCCGAGCGCAACGGCTTCAAGGTCGAGCGCGAGTGGCTGCGCGAGTGGCTCGCCGATGCCATGGAAGCCGCGCGCAAGGCCAAGCCGGAGCCGATCAACGCGGATTACGCCAACCCGAAGGAGTAACACCATGGTCAAATCAGGCGGCCGCTACGGCGGCATTCCATCATCGCGCCTGCCGACCAACCCAGGCACGTCCAGCAGCAAGGGCGCGGCACTGCCGACCGGCTCGTATGGCGCCGTGGGGCCGCGTGTGCAGCCGAACTCCGGCATGAGCATCGGCCGCGGCGCTGCCACCATGGGCGGCCCCAAGGGCGTCCCAAGCGGCATGCCACGCGGCACGCCGCGCGGGCCAGCAGCAGGCGGTGGCGAGAACTCGCTGGGCAATCCGCGTGGCATGGACCAGGGCGGGACGATGCCGCCGAGCCGCACCAGCGGCAGCGACGTGGCCAACCGCAAGAACGAGGTGCAGCGCACGCACAGCCAGGTCATCCAGGGACCGGCGAAGGGCTACGGCCCGCGCGGCTGACGCATGTCCACGTCTCTCTCGGCACTGCGCGCCGCCAATATCGCATCCAACGCGCATCAGCAGTGGCCCGCGGCTGTAGACACGCTCAACGAGCAGGGCACCGACGCACCGCGCAACGACGACGAGCAGTTGGTGCGGCTGGTGCGCTGGTTCGAGGACGCCGAGCGCGCGACCATGACCACGCGCGAACTCAGCCTGCGGGATCGGGCGTACGTCAACGCCGATCAGTGGACCACCACCGAACGCGACATGCTGCGGGCACGTGGTCAGCCGATCATTACGATTAACTACTGCCGCCGGAAGTTGGACATGCTGTGCGGGCTGGAGCGCAAGGCGCGCACCGACCCCAAGGCGTTCCCGCGCACGCCGGCCGAGGAAGACCGCGCCGACGCGGCCACGCAGTCGCTGCGGTATGTCTCCGATGATAACGATTTCTCACGGCTGCGCAGTCTCGTGTTCGAGGACATGCTGGTCGAGGGGTTCGGCGGCGTAGAAGTCGGACTGGAGGACGACCAGCAGGGCGGCGCCAATGTGACGCTGACCTGGGTGCCGTGGGATCGGCTGTGGTACGACCCGCACAGCCGCATGCCGGACTTTTCCGATGCGCGCTACAAGGGGATCGTGGTCTGGATGGACCGCGACCAGCTTTACGACATGTATCCGGATGCCGGCGATGTCATCGAGGGCATGTACAGCGGCTACGACGCGAGCCAGTATCGTGACCGGCCGGATTATCTGCGCTGGACCGACAATCAGCGGCTGCGCGTGCGCATCGTGCAATGCCATTGGCTGGATCACGGCGAATGGGTCAATGCCACGTTCACCAAGGGCGGCTATCTGGCCACACCGGAGCCATCGCTGTTCAAAGACCGCAAGGGGGTGTCCGCGTGCCCGCTGATCCTGCAGTCGGGCTACATCGACCACGAGAACAACCGCTATGGCATGATCCGCGACCTGATCAGCCTCCAGGACATGATCAACAAACGCGAGAGCAAGGCGCTTCACCTGCTGAGCGTGCATCAGGTGATCGCCGAGCAGGGCGCGGTGAAGGACGTGGACGCGGCGCGGCGCGAGGTCGCCAAGCCGGATGGCTACATCGAGGTCATGCCGGGCATGAAGTTCGAGATCGTGCCGGGTGGCGAGTTGGCGCAGGGGCAGTTCCAGTTGCTGCAGCATGCGACTGCGGAGATGCAGCTGGCGGGGCCGAATGCGGCGATGTCGGGGACGGACCCGAGGGAACTGAGCGGGCGGGCGATCCTGGCGCAGCAGGCCGGCGGCGCGGTGCAGAACGAGCCGCTGGCGGACAGCCTGCGGATGTGGGCACGGCGCGTCTACGAGATGACCTGGATGGCGTGCCGCGAATATTGGACGGCGGGCAAATGGGTGCGGGTGACCGACGAGCTGCAGGAGACGCGCTGGGTCGGCATCAACCGGCCGATCACGCTGATGGACGAGTTGGCGAACATGCCGGAGCAGCAGCGCGCGCAGGTGATGCAGCAGATGCAACTCCAGCCCGACGATCCGCGCTTGCAGCAGGTGATCCGGGTTGAGAACGACATCACGGATTTGGATGTCGATATTACGATCCAGGAAGGCCAGGACATTCCGACGCTGCAGGCGGAGACGTTCCAGACGCTGGTGCAACTGGCCAGCATGCAGCCGGGGCTGATACCGGGTGACGTGCTGATTGCCGCGAGCAGCCTGCGGAACAAGGACGCGCTGCTGGAGCGGATGAAGGAGCATCAGCAGCAGCAGGCGCAGCAAGGCCAGCAGCAGGCGCAGGTGGCGCAGCAGATGGCGTCGGCGAAGATCGCCGACATGCAGAGCAAGGCAAACGCCAACAACGCACTGGCGGGCGAGCGGCAGCACAACGTGGTCAAGGGCGCGCACGACATGTACCAGGACTGGAGCGGGGCGAACGCGACCCCGACACAGGACCCGGCGCCGCCGACGGTCGAGCAGATGCATCCCGACGTAGCGCTCGCACACCAGGTCGCGGACCTGGCGCAGAAGCACGCGAACGTCCGCAAGACGGAGGCGGACGCGGCGTTGCAGGCGGCGAAGATCACGCAGGTGCCGCCGGCGAACGCTGCGGCGCGGGCGACCGCGTTCCACACGCTGCACCAGGCGGCGAACACGATGGTGACGACGAATAGGCTTGCGCGCAGCCCGCTGCCCCAGCCACAGGCGCCGGCGGGACCGTGAGGGGTCTGGTGGGCATCAGGCATCGCAGCGGTTGCGTCTGCCGTGCGAAACGCTGGGGAACGCCTCCCCCGTAACGGAGATGGCCCTGAACTGCCCGCGCGATCCGCCTTTATGCCCCCTCCGCAATAGCCGTGACAGGGAAGGGCTTC